ATCTTTGTTGTTCTATTGCAGCATCGTCTCCCTTGTCTGCAAGCTGGGCTAGTTCTGATTCACTTAATAAATCATAATTCTTCATATCCAGCGTAGGAACATCACGGCTAGCATCTTGAACTGACGGAGGTACAGCCATATCTACGGCAGTAGCAACGTCATAAGGAGTTCTGGGAGACTCTGTAGGCCTTATAACAGAAGGAACAGCAGTAACCATAGGCCTACTGGGGGCAACGCCGAGTAGTACTTGACGGTGCAGTTGTAAGGCTAGGTTATCTAGAGTAGAGTAGTATTGATCTGGTGTCTGCCCTGTGGATATTGCCATCTGTTGAAAGTTTTCATTTGCAAGCAAGGGATCTGTTGTCCGATTATCCTGTATCGGAATAAACTCTTGAATTACAGGGGGTACCATCTGCAGTTGACTAGGTACTCGAGGGCGAGCGGCATCCAACACGTAGGGAGGGATTACTCCTTCTGTACCGTCAGCAAGGTATTGAGGGTATTTCATTTCTATTTTCTCCTCAATAATAGGTTGTTGTGGTTGTGGTGGAGGTTGAGTAAAGCTTGCAGCGTTATTTTCTGGGACATTACCTGCTGCTGACTCATACTGAGCGGCAGATTCTGCTGCAGCTGCAGGGTCTGCTACTGATATTGGAGGTACAGGTCTCATTTGGGGGCGTAAACTATTAACTACTTGGATGTCTTGAGTACTGCTATTAGGCATGTCACTACCATACATTGCGGTATGATGTGCTTTTGCATCCTCCCATCTTTCTTCTGCCGGAGTTAGAATTTTTCCTTTACCTTTTGTATTATTATGCCCTACTATTTTTTGAAGCCTATTACTAGTTAAAGCGGGGGTATTACGGTTACCTGTAAAATTTTTGTTGTTTAGATAAAGACTAGTAGCCATTAACATTATATTTTTATCAGTATCTAACAAATCAGGATTAGCAACTAAATCAAACCCTAGCTCTTCACCTAGCTTTCTATACTGCTCTTTACCTGTAACCTGGATCAACCCCCGGCCTCTATATTTATGTCCATCTTCGCTAGAAGTATTACCCAATTTATAATCTTTTCCACGATAGGCATCGTTATAGTATATATCAAAAAAGGCTTTTTGACCTGCTTCATTTAATCTATTAATATCAGGTGTACCGTCCTTCTTTTTTGATTGGTAAAGAGGATTATCGTAAACAGCCGTAACAAGGTCTTTTCTTGTAAATTCTTTTCCATCGCTTGAAGTAAAAGTTAAATTGTTGTCAGCAGCCTTAAGCGCGGAATCTCTTGAGTAATTGGCGCTTTCTACTGTGCCTGTTCCTGCCTCTGCTTTTACGGTGGCTACAAAGGCAGCTGCTGTTACGGGATCGCTGTATGTGGCTTTAGCATAATTTCTAACCTCATCGATTATAATATTACCTTCACTATCAAACATTTTGTCTGCCCAGACATCAGAAACAACTGGTTGTACTTGGCTAGCCATTATATCTACTCCTGTGATTGGCGCATAGCTAGATTAGCCTTCATCTTATCTTGCGACATCTTTTGATCGAAAGCCATTTGCTTCCTTTGTTCTTCTGCTTCCCAGGCCTTCTTTTTCAAAGACATTTCTTGCACCAACTTTATTTGTTCTCTTTGGGTTTTACCAGATAAAGGTCCAGCCATCTCAGGCATAGCTTGTTGTGGTGCCTGCATAGGTCCCCCTTGTGCCATCTGGTTAGCTGCTCTACCTTCACTAACCATAGAGTCAATCATAGGTTTATTGACAGGATTCTGAGCTGCTGCGGCAGGGATAATAGCCTCACCGGGGGTCAGCATAGCAGGGACACTATCGGTACCACCAGCATAACCCATGTTAGTTGTAGGTTTAACACCCATAGTACCGTTGTTATATCCCATTCTTTCAAAAGTTCCTTCATCACGAAAAAGATACTCTTCCGAAAGATGATGGTCAGGCGTGGGTTCTCGTCTGTCCATAATATGCTGAAAAGGGTTGTAAGCTCTTATAAATTTAAAAAACGGAGATAGTTGGTCATCTGTTATATAACCTTTATTAGGATTTCGTTCATCCATTTTCTTTTGTGCTTCTCTAAAAAGTTGCTGGTCTGGTGTAAGCTCCTCAACTTGGCGCGAGCGACCCTCATCTACGTTTCTTGAGCCATTGTTATATCCTGGTACTCTCTTTGTACCGTTGTTATAAACTCTGGCAAGAGGGTCTGGACCAAAGTCCTGAGAGGGTACGCTGCTTGTTCCGTTGTTGAGTAAAAAAGGCAAGGCGGCTAGAGCGAAAGGCCCCATAGCTGCCAACATAGGGGCAGCACCTGCACCCAAGGCACCCATTCCTGCAAGGGAACCTACCATGCCTGTGCCTGCAACTGCAGGTATTGCGACTCCAGCAGCGGTGGTGGTAGCTGCAATAGGGGCAGTACCTAGTAGTGCAGTAGAAGCCGCCTGCATTGGCCCCTCCATCATCATGTTAGTTGCCTTGCCTGCTGCTGTAGAAAGTAACTTATTACCTATTCCAGGCTGTGACTGGGCCATAGGGCCACTCTGTATGTAGTTGGGTTGTCTTGATTGTTGTTCTTGTCCCCGCAGTAAAGGATCTTCTGCTAGAAATGACATTTACTTTCCTCCTGAGGTACCGCTAGACTCTTCTCTGTCTGCTCTTTGTTTCGCAGCAGGTGTAGCTGCTTTCTCTGCATAGTTAGTAACACCAATAGCATCACCGATACCTCCGAAAAAGTCACCCACTGCACCAAGTTTACCTACGCCATCTGCACCACCACCTGAGGTAGGGGTGTAGGATGTGTTAGACATTTGGCCAGGAGTGTTACTTGTATATGAAACATCATTAGGATTATTTGAGGTATAACCCGATGATGGTACTGTTGAATTCTGTGCATCCGCCATCATCTCTTCATGGGCAGTATTATTATTATTATTATCGCTTTGTAACACTACTACTGTTCCTTCTGGACTAATAAATCCAGGGCTACCTGTATAGTCTGTACGCCCAGTAGTTACTTCCCCATAAGGGTTACTTGAGTTAGGGTTAAAAGATTGAAATAGTCTTTGATTGGGATCAAGCCCTGGTTGAGGTGCAGTTTGATTGTAACCACTTGGTAAACTTTGAGAAATTCCTCCCATTTACTTGCCTCCAGACTTTTGTTGCTGCTGTGGAACGGGTGCTCCACTGAGTAGACTACCGAGTCTAGATAGACCTTGATACCCTGCATCCAATGTACGTTGTTCTTGTTCTTGTAGGGTACTACCCGCTGTGCCCAGATAATTTGCAGCATCCCCCGCTTGCCCACTTAGTTGTTGTGAGGAGCCAAGTAAGCTTTGTGCACCCTGTGCCCTGGAAGCACGATCTGCTGCCTGAGCATCGTAGTCAATTCCAGCAAGGGTTCCTGCCAGGTTAGCATCTCTTTCCTGTCCTAACAGGGCGGCGCGAGCACCCCCTACTTGTCCGGAAGCAGCGAGTTGTGCTCCTGTACCCGCGAAGGCACCCTGAGCATCCCTGATTGCTTTGGACCTGAGAGCTTCTGTACTCTGAGGGCTGAAAGCTCCCGTGCCTGCTGCTTGATCTGCAAATACATTTTGGCCTTGCACACCAGTGCCATACTGATTTGCTGCCAAATTACCTGCTTGCTTTAGTGCATCAATTCCTGCATCCTGGGTACTATTCATTCCTGCAACTTTACTTAAGTCTCCTGCGCTATAGGCACCGGAGGCTTGTCCTGCTGCCTGTTGAATGAATGGTTTATACCAATCTGGGATAGACTCTACGGTCTCCCCACCACCACCGCCTTTAAATGTCATAAGGCCAGAAGATCTTGGGTGTATGTGACGTATGGGTGAGAAAGGGTTATATAAACTGTTACTCATTTTTTAACTCCATTGAGTGTACCACGTACACCTCTTTATATTTTTCGTTTTTGGATCCTGTTAATTTACCCAGAACCCTAGACCAGCCTTTTCTACCATACATTTCGATGCGTCTACATCCTCTGCCTCTAGCATAATCTTCTATAGTGTGATGAGCTTCTTTATAGGAGTCCCACCTTCCTCCGTTAATTCCTGTTGTAGTTACTAAATGAAGAGACTTGTGAGTGGCGTAAGTATTAATTTTAGTTATACTCACATTCACAATAATCTCTTCATCCTGAACTACCCAACACTGATAGTGGTTTGGGTCTTGTAACCATGTGAGGTAATCGTAAGTAGTAGATTCACCAACACTACTTTCAAGTGCGCTGGCTATGGCGGGTTCTATTGTACGCCAGTGTTCTACGACTTGTTTAGGTGTTAATAAAATTACTTGCATTATTAAAATATTCCTTCCGGTCTTACTGGTTTCACTCCTGTGCTAGGATAGTCTAACTACTCTTGTCTGCCAACTCAGGGCCACTTAATAATCTTATCATTGTTAACCTTTCACTTAGAGTTATGGGTTGTTTTCTAGAACTTCAACCCTATTGATTAAGTCTTGTACTGTAGTGTTTAGAGATTGAATCTCTGTGTCCTGTACTTTTAAAGCCTCTATAAGTAGAGCAACTAGGGGGCCATACCTTACTCTTTTACTGATTTGGGTAGAGCTAATAAGTTCTGGGAATATTAGTTCCAAGTCTTCAACAAGTAAACCTATATCTTTTTTCTTATCACCTGTCCGGTAGTTGTAAGTATACCCAGTTAAAGCTTTAACCTTATCTATAGGATCGGTGATCTTTTGCAGATTCTCTTTCTTATTACGTTCTGATGTAACGGTGTCAATAATATCACGTACATCATGCCCTTCATACAGGTTAAAGAATTTAGCCGTACAGACAGCACCCTGACCACCTGAAACACCATTGATCTGTGGTACACCTGATACAGAAATAGTACCCCCTGCACCCGAAGCACCAACAGATGTGGCTGTTAAAACACCATCTGTAGTTGCATCCCTCAGGTCAAGTATGACTGTTATGGATTGTCCTGCAAGACCACCTGGTGTATATAATGTTGGACCATATTGAACTGAAGTTTTATTACCGGTCTGGGAACCACCACCACCACCAGAGCCGTAGCTTGGCGGAACTGTAGGTGAAGTTGGGGCGGTCATTGAAGAGAGGAGTGGTGAGTTGTCATCTCCAGTGCGAGTTAACGCACCTATGCCACCGTTTCCACCAGCACCAAAAGGACCCGATCCTCCTGGAATACCCCCAAGAAGTCTGGCCCCATTCCCAGAAACAACACCCCCTCCAGAAATCTGAGCTGGAGCTGCACCACCAGTAGCGGTCCAAGTTCTTGTACCAGAGTATCCCGAAGCATTTGTTAGAGTAGCGGTGGTAGAACCCCCCGCACTCCCTGCAGTCCCATAAGTAAAACCTCCGTAATAGTGACCACCAGCAGACCCACCACTTCCTGCTCCAACAACTTCAACTTCCCAAATAAAACCCTTTGTTAAGGTGACTGTCTCATTAGCAGCATCCAGTGTTGTGACAATATTTGTATCAGTTGGATCCATAGCTACACGATTATACGTAATAGGTTCAAATATTTTCAAACCTTCTAAATTACTATGGATTATTGCCTGCAGTGTTGAATCTTGCAGGGCACCAGAAGTCCCTGTTGTAGAACTATCTACAAGAGATGTCATTGAAAGTTGAAAACCATCTGCGGATGTACCATTAGTAGATGTACGTCCAATAAAAAAACCATTGTCAGTAAAATCACTATCGCCTGTTCGACCAGCAAGGAACGCACTTTCAGCCCCACTTAAAGACAAATACTCATCGATGTTTAGCTTATTGGTTGTGATAGTTCCTGTAGCAATATTACCACCATCTATTGATGTGAGGGTAGCGCCATCTACTGCAAAATCTCCTCCACTGAAAGTAACTAGTCCTGAAAAAGAGATACCTTGTGTGGGGGTAGAGCCTGTAGCAGTAGTAGTAACGAAGGGAGAGGTTACGTCTATGAATACTAACGTTGATTCGTATAATACATTACCGCTTGTTGCCACCTGAGTTGGTGGGGTCCTACTCCAACCAGAAGTTATACTGCTGAGTGCACCAGTAGACCAAGTTATGGTTGCAGAAGGTGCGCCAGGAACAGAAGCAGTACTAGCTATCGCCGGGCTTGTATAAAGCTTTAACTCCGCAAAGTGAGGAGCATCCACCCCAGTTGCACCATTGCTGCCTGAGGATGAAGCGGGGTTTGAAACCCAAACTCCACTATTGGCCCAACTCCCTGTACCTTCTATTTGAACCATTAGAGCAGAGGCTACATAAATTGATTGACCTGCGGGAGGGACAGTAGCGCTGCCTGCCCAGGAACCTGTAGTTACAGCGCTACCTGTTGTGGTACTAAAACCTGCAGTGGAAGCAGGAACAGTTGGAGAAGAAGTTCCGTTCTGGAATAAATATATGGTTTTATAAATATCAGCGTTAGCGCCAGCATCGCCATCTACTCCGTCAGTACCATCTACTCCGTCAGTACCATCTACTCCGTCAGTACCATCTACTCCGTCAGTACCATCTACTCCGTTGGTAGCAATTAGTAAGGAAAATACAGTACCGGAAGTAGGGAGTGTGGGGTTTAAGTCTGCTCTGTGCAAGACATCGTAGAAGTAGGTTCTACTACCTTGGACAGTACTAATACTTCCGCCAACACTTAAAGTAGAATAATAGCGGGTGAAGGTTTGACCATCAGCTACGTCAGCTACTGCAATATAACCAGTAATTGTTGGCATAATTTATCTCCTTAAAATGAAATCGAGCAGGTAACTTGGCGGGACGAGGCATCAGGTATATCTCCTGCGGACAGTCTAAGGCTTGCAGAAGTAGTACCAAAGCCAGTAGGTTGAGAAGAGGAAGGAGTAAATACTGCCCCGTTAAGTTTCCAAGCGTAAGTAATACCTGAAGTTATTTCGGTTCCACCTCTGTATAGCTTGGCGGTGAGATCCGCAGTTCCTACGTTGTTTTTAAAGACAGTAGCATCACTGGTCTCAATTACCACTTGATAACCACCTTCAGCATCCCGCAACTTAACAATGGACACTTGATCTATTCTTGTTGCACGGGTAATGCGGTAAGTTACAACATTGCTAGTACCTGCCACCGACTGGTATTGGTCTTTAGTTATAGTTAAGTCTGCGTTGTTAGTGCCGCTAACTGTACCTTGCCCTGAACCAACGCTCGTAAAGGTACCCGCTCCACCTACCTGGTAGGACCACACTCCTGCTGCATCTCCGCTTTCAAAGTTTTGATAGTCAGCGTTGAGTACTACGCTGGTCTCCCCTGTTTTAGGGTTAGTAGAGCCAAAGTCATACAAGATAGTTTGTCTGCTTGCCGTAACACGTACAACCTTAGCAGAGCCACCCCGAGCCTTGGCCAGACTAATAATTCTGTTATAGGTAACAAGAGTTCCCGATATATTTACAATGATAGGGATAACAATACTAGCTGAGTCAGGGTTGGAAGCCCCCGCATCGGCAAAACCCGTGGTGTTCCCTGCAATGTCTGCTACAGCAAGTCTACCTTGACTGCTAACACTTGATACTGTAGTAGATAGTCCTGCGGTGTCTGCAATAGAGTTAACAGCATACTGGTTAGCGCCAGGGGAGGTGCCTGTAACATAAGTGTACTGTGTAGTGCCTGCATAGACTGAAATGTCTGAGGAAAAAGTAGAAAGATCTGCAATAGCACCATCGGTGCCTGCTGAGAAAGTGTGAGATTCGTTAGTGAAGACGATAGTTGCGCCTGTAACACCATCAACGAGATCCGCAATGGTAATATTACCTGTAATTGTAGGCATTATGTTCTCCTATGTGTATGTTAATTCGCAAGTAAAGGCATCTTCACCTTGGTCTGCAATATCTGTTGCGTCAATAAGTAGAGCACGAGAAGTCTGACTTGTGTCAGTTCTTTGTGTTGTACTTGAGGTAAAGGTAGCAGTACCGTTTTTACGCCATAAGTAAGTGTACCCTACGTGGGCGGCGGTGGTTCTTGCTAGGTTGTCAATATATAAAGTAGCAACCAAAGCTTTTGCACTGCCTGCATTATTCCTAAAGTTAGTTGCAGTAATAGGCCAACCAGAGGGATCTGTTCCTACTGCCCCTGGGGTAACAGAGTTTATTCCAATTGTGTGAGTCTCACTTACTTTAGACTTTTCCCACAGTGTACCTGTGAATATCCAAATGCTATCGGTATCACTGGAATAAATAATGTCTCCTAGAAAGCCTGTCTCTTCTGGTGAGGGGTCTACGTCCCTTACGTAAAGAGATGTGTTTCCCCCTAGCTGAGATATAATACTATTAAGGGCATCTCGAGTAGCTTTGTCTCTAATGCTGCTGGGAATAAAAATAGTAGACATTAACGTTTACCTCCAGGAGAAACTTCCACATCAAACCCAGTTATCTTAGGGTTAGTCGTGCCACTCATTGACAGTTCAATGTCATAGTATCTACCGTTCAGACGGTAGTCCTCTTTGTGTTTAGTGGTGGGATTAAATGTTCTGGAAGAACTATCTGAGCTAGGAACAGACAGTTGATCACTATCTTTTACTATTGATGTTGCCATAACAGAGTTTTTAGCTACTACTGCACACTTAAACTCCCCTTCACCTTTAGGGTAAACAGAGGATATATTTTTAGTTACTGTCTCATCACCTAAGTTATTATCCAGAAATTGTACCCAACCTGAACTAGAGTAGGTGCCACTTGCACGTTCATTTCCTAGTTGGAATACCCCTGCCTTTCCCCAGGCAAAGATAAGAACCTTACCATTAAGTTCACTCTCAGTCATATTTCTAATCCCATCAGTGCTTACTGTAGGTAAGTCTCTTCTGTACCAAGTATTGTTTTTATAGTTGTAACAGAAGGCCTTATCGCAGCCAGTAGTAGTCCCAGTGCGGCCAACTGAACTGTAACAAACCCATACTTCTTTGTCTGACGTGTGATGAAAAACAAAGGCTCTGTCCCGTGCAGCAGGATCTACATCTGTGTACAAAGAGCTTTCAATACGGCCTCTAGAAATATTTTCTTTGTTAGGTCCACCATCGTGTAAGTAAATTCCGTAGTTGCCTACTACGAAGTGTCTACCATTACCAATGTCTGCAAAGCAACCAGGGCTATACAGCCCATCATCGTCAAAGAGTAGTCTACTAACCAAGTAGAGGGGGTTTCCCGAGTCTTGATACTGCAAAACGGCGTCTTCTTTATATACAATTAGGTATTCGCCTAGTTCAGCTGCATCAAGTATTTCTCCAACTGATTCGGTGAGTATATCATCTCCTGCAGAGTTTGTTGATCTTGCTACAAAATCAATTCCACTTAAGGTACCTAATGCGGTAATTGGTGTTGACCAGATTAAAGAGACGTTACCTAAATTTTCCGAACCAGTATAAGATCCATCCCCATTTAGTGCAATAATACGATTGTTATAAGTTAACAGCCTTTGCGCAGTAGTGTTTGCAATCCAACCGGTGAGGGGAAACGCTGCATAGTTATTTAACTGTCCAGTAAGTGATGAGTCATTGTCAATATCTATTTGATTTACCCGACGTAACTCTCGTGGAGTAGAGGCTCCGTCATTTGCTATAATAATATCGTTGAAAGGAAACAGGTCGATGTTGAACCTAGCATTATCATCTAGAGGGGTAACTGTGGTAGAACCTGTTATGGCTGTAGAGCCTGAGTCGGTTAGATCTTCTACTATTTGAAAGGTTAAGTTTAACCCATCAGAGTCTGTTTCATAAAGATAAACAAAGTTAAGAGTATCCTCTCCTGTAGGAGTCCATTGAGACATGGCGTACAGGTTTCTTGGGGTGGAACCAGTGTTAACTGCCTGTCCACCTCCTATATTGTTGGCGTTGTCTGTTCTAGTCATATCAAAGACACCTTGCAAGGAGCCATCGAAAGGCCGCATATTAAGCCCCCTAGAGAAGGTAGTAAGGTCTTGCTTCTGAGCAGGAGTATCAGAGTTTAATCCTCCGATACCTACCTCCCCTAATTGTATTCTGGGCATGTTATTCCTCCAGGTTAATTCCTATCTGTTTGAACTTCCTACGGGCACAACGTAGTCTGAAGTTCCGTAGTCTAGCATTTACTCTTCTTTTTCTTTTCCAGGGTCTAGGTATGATAGTTTCATTACTCTCGTAATTAAGTAATTTTTTATCAAATCTCACATCCACCTGCCGTGCAGGCAAGGGTCTGTGCTCCCTCAGTATTGTCTTCCTGCTCATAAAGCGAGAGTTCATTCCAGTTGATTGGTGATGGAAATTCTGAGAGTGCTGCATTATATTCTGTCTCTGAAACAGGCTGATACGGTGCTTGCTCATATGAGTGCTCTGAGTAGGGCAAGAACGATACTCCTGTGAGATGATCAAAGTTCTCATAAACCCAGGCACCAACTTCCAACCACTCATCTTCTTTTACATACACAGTAATGGAGACGGAATGTTCTGCCCAGTTCTGTTTCAACTTTAACCATAGTTGCAATTGTTCAATAGCACCAAGATCATCCGCCATAATAGAGCCGGGAGGACTTTCAATAGGAAAAGAGAAGATAGTAGTGCTATCAGGTTTCATAAAGCAGGGTTCGCTGGGAACACCTGAGTTTTTCATAAAGTCAGTGAGGGGATCTTTGTTATCACCCCGTACTGTTCGTATGTAGTGTTTGGCAAACCTACCGTGGATACCAGAAGCACTGTTAACTAGTTGGCTAACGGTACCAGAAGGTTTAATTGTGGTAATGGCAGTTGAGGCGGGTATATTTAACTTTTGTGCCCACTCTACATTAATGTCTACAGCATAGTCACGTAGATCTTTGATCTCTTCCTCTGTGGCAGAGATAATAACAGGACAATCGCAAATCCCTGTTAGGGAAACACCCAGTAACCTTTCTTCCTCTGTATTTGTTTTCCAAATATTACGGAGGTAAGGAAAGTTAGTTAGGGTAGATTGTAAGGTACCCAAGATAGTAGCTACCTTTATCTTTTCTTTAATAGTATGTAGTGTATCTTCTGAACGAAGAACTACTTCTGTTAGGTTACAGAACTGATTTGATCGTAATGCTATTTCTGCGCACGGGTTGGTGCCATGAATTAGATCCGAGTTACGACGAGCAGGAGCACTCTTTTGTGCACCGTACCTGCTGTAAATACCCCTCTCGCCTGACTTAGACTCAATCAGGGCTGTCCACTCTTTAATAAAGGTAAGAGAGTCAGGTTTCTGTAAATACACTGCTGAGTTATTAGCAAGGGCGCGATGGGCACTTCCTTCCCACCACTGACCAGACTTTGCATTCTGCATAGAATAGTCACCAAGATCACTTAAAGATATCATAGCAGATCTGCGTACACCACCAACTACCACTACCTCCCCAATCTTACACATAAGATCGTGACACTCTAATGGCGATAGTTTACGTCCCGCTGCTTTCTTGAATGAATTCGTAGTAAATTCAAGTAGTTCTTTAAGTGGCTCAGGCCCACTTGCACGGCCTCCCATTGTCCTTAACTTGGCACCTGCTGGTCTGATACGCGAGTAATCAAAAAAGTGTACTCGACCTAAGTAAAGATCAGCAATATGTTTACGTAGTGCTTTGGCCCAACCTTCTTTAGAGTCTTCTACAAAGATGACTCTGTTGGAGGTTTCGAAGTAATCATTAACAATGGGTAACTTATTAACATCAAGTGCTTCCACAGAAAAACCTACACCTGTACCACACATAAGAATGTACATGGCCTCATCAAAAGCCCGGGAAGTATCTACTTTAAGATAGGAACAGTTATAGCCTGTGATGTTATTGCGCTCTAACGCGGCACCACTGGCCCACATAGCCCTCATGGAGGGCATGGTCTTCATAGATAAGATGTAAGAAGTTATTTCTTTAGAAACCTTATCACTGATCATACCCTTCCAGGTAGACATATAACGAGTAACTGTTTCTTCCCAGGTTTCTCTACGTTGTTCTTCTTCTAACCAACGAGAGTAACGAGAAAGGTGAATAAATGTTTGGTAGTCTGTGGTCATCTGTGTTTCTCCTTAGATAACTAAGTTATACCTGTGTTTCCTTAAGTATAACCTATATAGTATATATAATAGTAGGGAGGAGGGTTCCTCCTTTTAATAGGGGACTATAAATTTAAGTAGGCTCTTGAGGCCAAGTGATTGTGCTTGGGAAACCTGATTGGTCTGGAATGTCACGCAGAGCGGAGCGATAAGTAGCCCAAGTTGCTTGATCTACTGGTGCGTCAGATAGCTGTGTCCAATCAGAACCTGTAAGAATCTCATTTCTAATAACCCTAACTTCAACTGCTTTTATCTCTGTGAGGTTAGGTTGTTCTTCTGTTGCACCGGGCCAGTTTGAAATATCGGCGTCATCTTCTACCAATATTCTGTTATCATCTTCTAATATAAATACTTTGCTCATGTTATACTCCTCAACCTGTTACCCAAACTTCTAGACCACCACTGCCGCCAGCAGAAACGGTGTTGCCATTCAACACGCCTGCAGATGCCCCGCCAAAGGCTGCTAAACTTGCGGTGTAACCCGAGGTGACAGAACCTCCGGCGGAAGCTGGAGCTATCAATTCACCTGTGAAGCCTGCACCGATATCTGCTAACCCATAAGCCGCAGTTTGCAGTGTTGCGGAGCCTGAAGTAACGCTGGCAGTTCCGTCTGCCCTGTTATTAAGTTGGTCATTGTAACCGGGAATCCAACCGGATGCGCCTGATTGACCGCCAGTTACAGTGACCACATTTCCATCCCATCGTAATATGGATGAACCGCCAGCGTTGCCGTAGCGGTTACTCGTAGTATAGTACCCAGCGCCCCCAGCGGCAGCAGT